TTAGATTTGATTTTCAGCTTCCATAGCTGAAATTTTTTGTAGAATTTGTTGCTTTTGATACTCAAGTTTACCAAGTTCTTGGTATAACAAATTTAGTGGGGTATTATCATCAATAGAGTTATTTAATTGTACAGCTAAATCAAAAGAACCACTTCTACCAATAAAACCATCTAGCGATTTTAGTTTTTGAGCATAACGATGAATACCTGATTTTGATACATTAAACCCCAAATTCTTTAGCCAGTTTTCAAGCTCAATAAATCCTGAGTAGTTTGATTCTCTTAATCGTTTATGCAATTCATTGATTACATCAGCTGGTAAATTAAAAATAATAGATGTTTTCATCTTTAATCCTCTCTAAACATCTGATACTGACGCTTATTAATTTCATCCTTTTGGACGCGTTTGACAATTTGGTAAATACACTGAAGAGACAGCTTATATTTACGTGCTAAATAAGCATGGTTATTGCCGGTGAAATCATTATAGATTTGCTTCTCGCGTTCACAGAAGAACAAGGTTTGAGCCTTTGGCATATAAATATTTAAGCCACCCCAGGATTCACCTATTTTCATAGCAATCAACATACCGATATTTTCAGCGAGATCGTCTTCGATGTCTGCGTGTTGTTTAATGATGTTAACGGAGTGTTTCGCTAAATCCGCCAATAAATCAGGCGCTTTATTGCGAAAGTCTTCATTGTCGAATTTAGCGATAGTCATTTAATTACCCTTTCGTTCTTGCCATTTTTTTAATGTTTCCAATACAAAAGAAGCCTGCGAGTTATTCATCATATTCCAAGGTTCATCAACACCTATCCTTGCAACATAAGCATTTAATGCTTGACTTGTAGGATTATCCGCCGTTGATTTCCACACAGCCCATACTTTACGTTGCAGTGGCGACAATGTGGATTTACTTTTTGGTAACTGAATTTTAGCCCCTTTTGATTGCAGCAATTTAACCAATTTTATGAGACCTGAATAGCTTATATTTTTTGCAGAATTTTGGTAGAATTGCTGAGAAAGTAGGCTTCGATAAGTCTCGTCGTCCATTCCCAACTGTGTTTTCCCAATATGCACTAACTGTAACAGCTTATTTCGCATAAATCCAAGCCTCTGTCGGTGCCGGAAATTCACGCCCGTCACGGGTAATTTTTCCGGCTTGAATCATCGGTGTAAGCTCATTCAATAAGGTTGCTACCCGGTCAAAGGTTAATGAGGTTTTTGCCGGACGAAACAGACCCAAATAGCGAATCAACGCTTCACCAAGTTCCCCGCTGACCATTAATGCCGCATTTAATGCCTGGCTGGCGGATTGATTAGCAATTAGCGCATCCAACGAATAGACCGCACCACAAGCGCTACATTTCACTTTCATTTTTCATACTCCATATACGAAAAACCACCCGAAGGTGGCTTTATTTTTAACAGGTTGGGTCGAAATGCTGCACATATTCGGGCAAATCTAATTCTTCCAGTTCCTTTTCGATAAGCTCGTCAATAATGGGATCTTCCTGAAAAATCATCTTCGCCATGCCTAACAATAAATCTTCGACCGTTCCGGGGTGTGTTGATTTCGCCGAGGCAGACCAATCATCCCCTTGTTCCTTTTCAAAATGGAAGGTCAGCGTGACATCAAAACCGTTTTCGGCATCAGCATAATTATCGGTAATATAAAACCAAGCCGAACGAATCAATACCGGAATTTTCACCAGCAAATCCGACATTATTTCTGTCAGTTGATGGGGTAAATCATAACAATCGACCCCGGTTTTGATATTTAGATCATCCTTATCAGCGGTTACCACTAACTGCAATTTAGCACTATGGATAGTCATTTAATTCTTCCTCCGAGTTTCATCAGAATCCCTTTCGCATTTTCAACATAAATAGAGGCATGCGTCATTTTTTGTTTATGTAAGGCTTTTTCCGCCTGTTCTAACTGCACAATTGCTTGATGAATTTGCAGTTTAAGTTGTTCAAGGACATCAAACATATTATTTCTCCCGTCTGCTTGCCCAACTTATGCAGTATTGATAGCGCCGTTTGCACCATTCTTTTTGCGATAAATTTAAGGCTTTTTCTTTCGCTTTTTTCCACAATTCGGCGGCTTGGTAATAGTTGCCGGAACGTTCCGTTTTTGCGGCGGCTTCTGCCGCCTCATCGTATTCTTGCTTCCATACCTGTTTAATCTGTTCGCACTCGTTCATGTCCGCACCTCTTCATCGTTCGGTTTAATCACAAATTCTTCTACGCCTTCGCGAATCGTCACGCCGTCAATCGAACGCGCTATATCAGGTTCGGCAAGCATCGCTTCTTTATTCAGCTCTTCTTTAGTCCGAATAAAGCGGAACAACCCGGAATTACGCAGGCTTTCCAAAATAACGTCGATACCTCTTGCGATAACCGCCGGCGGTTTTGCCCGCCATTGCACTTCGCCGGTGGTGAAGTAAGCCGTTTTCTGTTTTCCGCCGTTTGTCAGCTCGTTTCGACGGCTTTCGCAATAAGCCTGCACCGCCTTTTGTAACGGCTTCACTTTGTCTTTAAGTGCGGTCAATTCTGCCGTATATTTTTCATCAATCGCCGCTTTCTCATCCGCTTGCAAGGTGGAAAGACGCACCTGCTCACGCTCTAAATCGCCGATTTCCTTAATGGCTAACGCCACATCATCTTGCGTTTGCAGATTAATTTCGTGAGTTTCTGCCTTAATACGTACTGCTTTTTTTGCCATTTTTATACTCCCATCACCACCTCGCCGGATACTTTCGGCACACCTAAACTTTCTGCCAGATTCATCGCCGCCGTCAGCAAATTGCCCACCGCAAGCGGATAAAGCAGGCTGGCGGACGTTTTATTGCGACTCACCGCAACCAAACGTTGCCGCACGGCGGCAAAGGCGTCTTCGTCGAAAATGTCATCCACTTTTTTGCCCACTTTCGCCAGTTTAAACGCCACATAGTTTTCCAATTCGCTGTCTAACGGCGCCAGCTCAACCACTTCGCAACGTTGCACCACTTCACGCACTTCCGTATTGCGCTCGGAAAGTTTCACTTTCAGCTCAGGCTGACCAATTAACACAATGGAAAGCAACTTTTTGAAGCCGTCCTCCAACTCAAAAAAGCGTTTTAAATGTTTTAGGGTAGGAATCGGTAAACTGTGCGCCTCTTCAATAATCAGCACGTTGGAATAACCGGATTTCACACTTTCTTTTAACACCTTGTGCAACTGGCGAAAGCGTGCTTCCGGGCTGCGTTTCACGCTTTCCAGCGGCGCCAGCGTATTAATAATCGCTTCCGCAATATGGGCGGCTTTCAGCGTTTTGCCTTTCACATCGTTGTCTTCCATGGCGATGATATACGGTTCAATCACCGTAATCGGTGCATTCTCTTGGTTGATACGGTCAATCAAATCACGTCGCAGGGTGGATTTGCCCGCACCGCTTTCACCGACCACCGCCATAAAGCCGCCGTGTTTTGCGGTTTGAAATAACGCTTCACGCACATACCGCACGTCCGCCGAACTGAATACATCGTCCGCACTGCGAATATCTTCCGCAAACGGATCTCGAAACAGCGAAAAATGTTTCTTTGTGGCTGGAAATAAAGCCTGTTTTGCGAGTAACATAATGTCGTCCTCAATGTCTTGTTTAGTTTTGGGGGCTGAAGCGGCAGGCTCGGTCGCCAAACTTTCCCCTGTCGCTTCATCTTTCAGCAAGTCTTTCAACGGCGCCGTAATACCAAGTGCGGTCAAATTTCTTGCTAAATTCGTTTCAAATTCCGCCCACTGTTGCTTCACACGTTGATTATGATTAACCAACTGTGCCACCGTTGCAGGCGAAACGTTCATCTTCTGTGCCAACTGCCGCAAGCTCACACCTTTGTCAATCAGCACCTGTTTTAACTTCAACATAGCGTCTCCGTTCATCAAAATTTATGCCGCGCTAAGCTTCAGAATTTTGGTTTCAGGGTTCAAAATTTCAGGCAATTTTTCATCTTGTAACCAGGTTTCCAGCAACTCCGCCGGCACACCGTCCGCGAAATGTGTTGCCAGCTGCTTATAATGCTTGCCGTTCCATTGCGGAAAGCGGGCTTTAAGCTGTTTGGCGCATTCCACTAAACCGACAGGTTTTTGTTCAACCCGTCTTGCGTTGGTGGTCAGCTCGTGTTCTTGTCCACGTTTTGGTATAAACATCACATCAGGGCGTTCATCAATCGTCTTGAATGGATCAATGCGTCCGTCAAATAACGGTTTATTCGCTTTCTTAGCCGCTTTCACGCCGTCATCATCGGTTGCACCGTATGCCAAGCGTTCCACTGTTTCACGGTTGGTTTCAAGCGTGGTTTTTGCATGCGATTTGTAGCTTTCGCCAATCACCGCCGCATTCACATCCAGCCCGAATTTATCCGTTTCAATCGGTTCCACCACAAACCAATAAGGCTTCAAGCTCATCTCATTGTTTTCATCAAACACCTGTTCAAAGCATTCCACCTGAATGCAGTCGGGGCGATACGGATTTTTGCCCAACCGTAATTTGTCGCCCACATTCAAGTTCGGCACACCGCTCACATCATAGGTCAGCCCTTCAAACTTCACTTGCAACTGTCCGTCCACTTGTCGTTCCACTAATTTGGAAACCATCAGTTCGCGACAAATGTCGAGAGACGGCGCAAGTACCAACTGTTCTTTGGTAATATGTAGCCAGGCTTTATAGCGTGGCATACCGTGTCGCGAATGTTTCTTGGTGGCGTTGAACGCCCGCATCCACTCATGCGCCCGTTCGTTAAGCTCATCAAGATTGGCTACCGATTTAAACCGCAACCGGCTTTCGAACTGGCGTTCCACAATATCGTTGCCTTTTTCCACTTGCCCTTTGGCGCGCGGATTGCCGGGTTCGTTAATCTGCAATTTCACCCCCAGTTGATAGCATAAGTTATCGAACATTTTTGAGGTATTTGCCGAACCCGGGTCAAGCATCACCATTTTCGGCACGCCGCAGAACGGTTCGTCACCGTGAGGCTTGCGTTGCATAGCGTTGATAAAGGTGTTGCATAGGTTTTCCGAGGTTTCCCCGCCGTAAACATACTCCACATAAATCACACCGCTGGTATGGTCGGTAATCACATAACGCCACACCCGGTCGCTTTCCACACTCGCCACATTGGCGGGCTTGTTTTTATAAAACCGTTTGGCTTCCATCACCTGTAAACCGTTTTCCGTTTGCTTGTGATCCCGCTTTAAGTAATACAACACACATAAAGACGGGTCGATTTGCCAACAATGATTTGGGTGCAGACTGCGCATACGAATGGCGGGTTTTGGTTTTAACAACTGGTCGGGGTGCAATCTGGCGTTAATTAATGCACGGCTGACCGCACTTTCCGAATAAGGTCGGATTTCGCCCGTGGCTTTATCCACAAATTCCGCCTTAATTTCGCCGTTGGCTCGCAACATGGCAAGCAGTTCATCCAGTGGTAACATCCGCTTTTTATACTGGTTGCGCCGATTTTCCAGCCAAGCGGCGGAAATGGTTTTCAGCTCCGCAAGCTCCAACTGGTTCGTTCCTTTATCCGACCGCACTTTGCGCCCGCTGGGCGGTAAATACGGCTTTAATTGGCGAATTAACGTAGCGCGGGAAAGCTTTGTCAATTCGCAACCACGCTGATAAATCGGTTCCAGTTTGTCACCCCGCGCTTTGGCTCGCTTTACATCCAAAGCGATATTCATCAGCACTTCGGGTAAAATCGCCATGGTTCCGCCTTACATTGCTTGTTGGTCAGCAATAATTTCGTCTAACACACTGCCTAAGCTTTTATCGCTTTGATTTTCCCAGTCGTCCGCCTCCACCGACGGCACATCGTTTAGTCCGTAGGTTTCTTTCAGCTCGATTAAAATCAACTCAATTTCCGCCACCACACCGCTCATAAACTGCGTATGATCCATGCCGCTTTCTTCGGTATGTTCCAATAGTGCGTCAAATGCCGGGCGAACCTGTCCGCGTAAAATCGCTTCTGCACCATAGGCAATTTGCGAGGTTTCTTTGCGTAAATCGCCCCCTTTACGGTCAGGGCTTCGGGTTTCGATGTCTTTTTTCTTCTTCGCCAATTCCACATCCAACTCATTAATTTTGTTGTCTTTATTGGCTAATACCTTGCCCATGGCTTCTTTTTCCGCCTTCGCATTGCGTAACGCCTTACGTAATTCTTGCACGCTCATTCTGTCCACTTCATCCAGCTTTAAGCCCGCCACCGTGCCACCTTCGGCGAGTTCTTTTAAATCGTCATCATCTTGTGTCACCAGTTCTAATAACTTCGATTTACCTAACTGCACCAACTTCGGTGTGGTATCTTGCAGCCCTTCGCCGCAGAATTTCAGTGTGGCTTGCATAAATTTCTGTGCCGCTCGTGGGGTAACATCAAACTCGTGTTCTAACGTTTCTTGAAATTTACCGTGTACCATATGTTCTTTTAAGATGATTAGCACGCGTCCAAATTCAAGCATGCTTTCCACCATAGTGCGCTGGCAATGCTTACCACGATCTACAATGAGTTTTTCATCGTATGCTTCGCCGTTGCCCCATTTATCCATAATCACCATACTGTGACGTAGATAACTTTCATTTGAAAGAGCGGTCGATTTTTCGCTTGTTTCTGTCATTTTTGTGATCCTTTTCTATAAATTAATCCGTTCAAATGCGCCGATGTCGGCGCATTTAGAATGCCCCAGCGTTCACTCGCTGATCCATTTCTGCCATTCGGGCTTGCATTTTTTCCGTATCTCGCTGGTGGGTGACGGCAATCTGTAACATCTGAATACTTAAGGCAAAGCGTCCTGTTTCTTCCAATTTCACCACCAACCCTTCCGCAATTAACGCCTGTAATGAACGTGTAATGTTCACAGGGCTTTCGTTCAAACGGTCGGCTAATTCCTTGTTACTTAACCCTGTTAGGGTTCTGCCTTTCAAGGCTTTTAAAATCCGCAGGGCACGCTGTGTGCTGTTGATTTTTTCGCTCATTTTGTTTCTCCTTCTTCCGCCCAATCCACCGGTTGGATAGGTTTCACCTGTTTTTCCTGCATTCGCAATACAAAATCAGGCACTAAATTGCATTCCGCTTTGCTACGCACGATGTAGCCGTTGCGATGTAAAAACCACATCGCCAGTTTTTCTAACATTCGTTTCATTTTGTTCTCCTATAAACTTGTTCAAGCGGTCTAATTCCGCTTATTTTTTGCAAAAATATCGCTTTTTAGGATCTACCAAATTGTTAAAGAGCAATGCGTAAGGTCGCCACCTTGCGTTAAGCCGTCACTTTGGTTTCAGGGTTCGGTTTTAACCCGAGTAACACCGCTACCTTGTGCGATTTCCCCCACGTGCCTTTCAGTCGCCCACGCAGGTGGTCTGAAATTGCTTGCTGGTCAATGCCGAAATATCTTGCCCATTCGCTACGGTTAATCCCGTGCAAGTTAAAATAAGCACGAGCCGACTCAGGTGTTTGCGGATAAGGCAAGGGTTGAAAATCAGTATGGTTCATTTCTTCTCCTTGTTGTGTTGTGGTAAAATATGGCAAATGGTTTATAAAGGAACGCTAAAATGGAAAACCAACTTGCCGAATTAAAAAATGAAATTGAAGCATTGAGAACTGCACAAGAAGAATTACAACTTCTTTTGGGTGCTCAAAAACTCTTATTTAATGCTGTTGCTGCTACTCTTGATAAAGAGAAGAAACAAGCAATAAGCCAAGCTATTTATGAAATGCTGAATAGCCACGCTGTTTTCTCTGCTCAAGAACCCGTTGTATTAGCTGCTCGAGATCATTTGCTGACATTTGCAAATCTAATGGCACAGCAGGCGAATGAGCAATCTCCCGAATAACCTCAGCCACCTGTGGTTTTTTCAAAAAATAAATCAATAACCGACTAAACATAAACGCCTCCTATTTCTGTTGTTTTATGGTTCGTTTGTTGTTGATAAATATCATAAAATCACCATCCCCAATTTCACGGCTATTTCAAGCGTTTTACCACGCTGTCCTTTTGCCAAACCGTTAATTACACGGCTTACATCGGTGCGACTGTAGCCATTTTCTTTTGCCCAACTAGAAATTGTTTTACCTTGTTGATGAAATTCCAACTTAATCTGATTGGCTGTTTTAACAGTATTTGTCATATTTCTTTTTTCTCCTTGTGGTACAATGTGCTTAACTGTTGAATACATTATGAGAACTTATGTTCTCATTGTCAAGGTAAAAATATGAATTTAAGTTCTCTTTTCTCTGTTCGATTAAAAAATGAACGAAATCGTTTAGGATTAACTCAAGCTGAAATAGCCAAGAAATGCGGCGTTTCTCGTGAAATGTGGGGAAAATATGAGCGTGGAGTTGCTTTAGCCGGAAGCGAAGTTTTGTTCTCATTAGCTGCAATAGGTGTAGATATGGATTACATTTTGCTCGGCACAAGAAAAGAAGTATTCGAGGAAATAACTACGGAGGCTTTAAAAGATATGCCGAAAGCGGATTTTTCGGATAAAACAGGCTTGCTGGTGCAATTATTTATGCAATGCGATGACAACGGCCGCGCGGCGATTTTAAGTGTAGCGCAAACAATGGCGGGCATGGCAAATAAAACCGGTCATCAAAATTCAGATTCTACCGGCGGACAATCCTTCGCCGGCGATGTCCATGGCGGGCAATTTTCGACCGGCACCATTAACAATTACGGAGAGAAAAAATAGTGCAGCAGTTCCTTTCCGCAATACATGGCGGACAGTTCGGGCAAGTCATCAATAACTATTATGCGGCACCAGACTGCTGGCAAGCCTTATCCACAAACGAACTGCATAACGCCATTAAAATCACCAAACAAAAAAGACAGCTGGCGCACCGGAATAAATGGAAGAATCCGGCAGTGATTGGGGGCATGTCTTGTACTTTATTCGCCATGGTAGTGTGGGTGGGCAATTTATGGTACCTATTTTCTGATTACAGCCGTCTAAGCACCCCCAACAGCATCTTTTCTTATATTGCCGGAGGTTTATTGCTGGCATCTTTATTGTGTCTCTATTTCGCCGCCCCCCAAATCAGACGAGAAAAAATTTTTATCGACCGCTGTAACCACGTGATTGATATTTGCGAACAGCTTATTCATGAACGGAAATACGATTGACGGATTTTTTTAAACATAACCTAAGGAATAAAAATATGACAGATAAACAACAAGATAAAACAACAAAAAAGAAAGTTGAACGTAAATTTAAAGGTGTGGAACGTTTTACGCTTTCTTATGATGCGTCTGACAGCGAATATGCAGAGCATAAAATTAATGCTCATAATTTGGTTAAGGTAGTAAATGAAATGATTACTTTAATTGAGCGTTCAGATAAGCTACTTAATGGTAAACAAAAAACAGTAGAAATTTTCTTGCAGGCACCTGAATCAGGTGTGATAGTAAAAAAAGGTTCACTACAAATTCCTTTTGCTGTAGAACTATACGAATATATTTGTACGGTGAAAGACATTGTAACTACGATAGAAACAAAAGATATTTTTACTGCACTTGGTTTAGGTATTCCAAGCGCAAGTGTAGGATATGGTGTTTTTAAAGATATTTTCCGTACCAAAGGGGAACCCGTCATTGATGTGAAAACGCAAGATGGTTCCAATGAAGTAGAATTACTCACTGAGAACACTAAAATTAAAACCACCAAAGAAACTGCCATCTTAATGCAAGATGATGAAATTCGTCGGGCAATTAAAGATTTAACCGTTGCACCATTGGCAAACAAAGTTGATGCAGTATTTAAAATTAAACGTGAAGAAACAACGGAAGAACAAGGTGAAATAACGACGGAAGAAACGGTGGCAGTAGAAATTGAAAGTGGAAAAGAAATTGAAACACTAACAAAACTTTCGGAACGTATCGCACAGGAGCCTGAAGTAGAACTGAAACCAGAACAGCTGATTACGATTACACAAATTAACTTTTCATCAGGTGAAAGTGGGTGGAAGATGAGACTTGATGGAAAAGAGCGTGCCGTCGTCTTACAAGATGTTGCATTTATGGCAAGTATTAATGCAGACCAAGCGAGTTTCCGTAAAGGGGATTGGCTGAAAGTCAATTTAAAAAGAGTAAAAACATTTGGTACACAGACTAAAACAACGTATATAATAACGGAAGTTTTAGAACATTTGGTTGGTAAAGACCGCAAATTGATAGAAAAGCAAGATGAATAATTCAGAATTTTTAACTTATGCGATACTGACATTGGGATTAGTGATGGCTATCCCAATGTTCGTTCGCATGGGTGAAATTCTGAGTCAGAAAGTTCGTTTGATGTTGTTTCCAGTGAAAAAGGTCAAAATTCGTCGTTGGCATAATGACATATTTATGGGGTATGGCGAGTTAGATTTAACATCATCAGAGCCTATTATCGCTCAACTAGATCGTATTGATGCAGAACTGAAAATAAGGAAAGAGAATGAGCGATAAATTACAAACTGCCACAAGCTCTTTATCAAATAGCCCTGCCGCCTATGCTGGTGCTTTTGCGTCTATTCTAACGGCTCTTATCAGAATGTTCGTGCCAACAGAATATGTAGAAAATTCTCTAACAATTTCTGCTGCAATAAGTCCTCTTTTGGGTGTTTGGGTATTTGAAAGATTGAATAAGAGAAAACGATCTGATGCACAGATTGCTTATGAAATCCATATAAAAGAACGAATGAAATTTTTAGAAGAACAAATAGCAAGTAAAGGCTATACAAAAGAACAAAAGGATAAATTTTACGAAGAGAAAATGAGATTAACTCTCGAATATACTCAGATAAACAAAACTGTACAATAATTTCTTTAACTCAGTTTAAAATCATCTCCAACCCCTATTTTATAAACTCCAGTTACTGAACAAATCAAGTAACTGGAGTTTTTTATGTCTGCCCCCCTAACCTTTCAACAAGTCTTCGACCGGGTAGTCGGTCACGAAGGCGGCTACGTCAACGACCCGCATGATCCGGGCGGTGAAACCAATTGGGGTATCACCAAATACACCGCCCGCGAAAACGGCTACACGGGTTCGATGAAAGCCATGACCCGTGAGCAAGCCTACAAAATCTATGAAAAAGCCTTCTGGCAACGCTACCACTGCGAAAAATTACCCGAAGCGGTGGCGTTTCAATTCTTCGATGCTGCCGTCAATCACGGTGTCGGCAATGCCAGCCGTATGCTGCAACGTGCGGTGAATGTGGCGGATGACGGCATTATCGGCAAAGTCACATTAAGTGCGGTCGAAAAAATGCCGATTTCCGATTTACTGTTACGCTTTAACGCCGAACGCATCCGCTTTTATACCAAGTTAAAGAACTTCCCGCGCTACGGCAAAGGCTGGATGAATCGCATTGCCGGCAACCTGGCTTATGCGGCGATCGATAACGAAGTGTAGTTTCAACCGGTCATCAAAATTCAAGGAATCATTATGCTGAAAGAATTGTTATCCACCGACGGCAAATTATCCACGACCAGTACCGTACAGCTTATCGGTGCTTTATGTGTATTCGGCTTAACCGTGTATGCCGTCGTCACAGGTCAACCCTACGCGGAAAGCTTGTTGAACAATGTGCTGATTTATTTATTCGGCGCCACTACGGCAAAAGGCGTGGTCACCAGCTATCAAGCAAAAATTAAGGGGGCTATCAATGGACAAATTACTGGCGTTTCTGAATCTCGTAAAACTGCTTAAACGCTTTTTTAAATGGCTAAACGAATTAGGAAAACGCAAATGAAATACTTAAAAAAACTTCGCAAACGCTGGCAAGGTTGGCGTTTTGCCAAGCAAAATCCTGTGGTTGCGGAAAGCCGAAGTTATATCACCCTGGCGCTTAAATTAGGCGTGGAAAATCCCGTGATGCGTAAAAGACGGAGAAACCCATGACGATTACCGTTGAATTCTGGCATTTGGTCGGATTGCTATTGTCGTTTCTCGGCTGTTGTTTCGGGTTTGCCAAAATGCTGGTGGCGCAATTCCAGAATGCGATGGAAGAGCGCCACGCCAATCAACAACGGGTCAACGAAAAAGTGGAGGATCTGGAACGTATGGTAAACAAAATGAATAGTTCTATGCCGTTGGTTTACGTCCTGCGCGACGACTATATCCGCGGACAAACCGTACTGGAAGCCAAAATGGATGCCGTCCACAAAACCTTAAGTGATTTATACAAAATTGAGAGTGCAAAATAATGATGGAAAAAATCCGCCGTGAAGGTATGCGTTGGAATTTGCTCAACGCTTTGCATAAAGCCCGGCCCTATACCACCCATGAACAGTTCCTGCGTGAAGTCATGGCAAGCATTTATCCTAATGTCACCCCGCTTGAAATCCGTCAGCAGCTGGAATACCTCGCCGACCGTAAATTGATTGAACTCAATAAACAACCTTCCGGTGCTTGGTATGCCGACATCAACCGCTTAGGCGTGGACATTGTGGAATACACCATTGATTGCCAAGCAGGCATCGCACGCCCTGAAAAGTATTGGGAGTAACACGATGGCACCCCGTTCCAGTATTGAAAAACTGCCCGAAGATGTCCGCCGTTGGTTAGAGCGCGCTTTAACCGAGAACGGTTTTTCCGGCTATGTGGAGCTTGAAGAACTGCTGAAGGAAAAAGGTTATCAAATCAGCAAATCGGCGATTCATCGTTATGGGCAGAAAATCGAGCGCCGTTTCAAGGCAATCAAAGACAGCACCGAAGCCGCGCGCATTATCGCCGAAGGGGCGGAAGATAAAGAAGACAAACGTAGTGAAGCCTTAATGGGCTTATTGCAATCGTCACTTTTCGAAGCACTGGTGGATATTGAAGATGCTAAAGAAGATGAAAAAATGTCGCCGATGGAAAAATTCCAGGCGCTCAGTTTTGCCGGTAAAAATGTCGCGTCGCTTATCCAAGCCAGCACCAAGCTGAAAGCCTATCAGGCGGAAGTCAAACAACGGGCGGAAGCTGCGGCGAAGGAAGTCGAAAGAGTCGTGAAGAAAGGCGGATTAAGTGATGAAGTTGCTGATGAAATTCGCCGTAAGATTTTAGGTATTGCAACCAAATGAGCAAACAACAAACCGTAGAACTTGATCTCAATCCTATTATGCAGGCGCTGTCACGTACGCCGATGGTGTTGCTTGGCTATCAAAAACGATGGTGTGAAGATACTAACCCCGTCAAGGTGGTAGAAAAATCTCGTCGTATCGGTTTAACCTGGGGGGAAGCAGCCGATTGCGCCTTACTTGCTGCGAGCAACAGCGGTATGGATGTGTGGTATGTAGGCTATAACAAAGATATGGCACTCGAATTTATTCGGGATTGTGCCAACTGGGCGAAATTTTACGGGCTTGCCGCCGGTGAAATCGAAGAAACGGAAGAAGTCTTCAAAGAAGGCGATGAAAAAGAAAGCATTTTAGCCTTCACCATTCGCTTTGCCAGCGGTTGGCGTATTACCGCACTATCCAGCAGCCCGTCAAACTTACGTGGTAAACAAGGTTTAGTCATTATTGATGAAGCCGCATTCCACCCTTGCTTAAGCGAATTACTCAAAGCCGCAATGGCGCTCTTAATGTGGGGCGGTCGGGTGCATATCATCAGCACCCACGATGGTGTGGATAATCCATTCAATGAACTGATTCAAGAGATTCGAGAAGGCAAAAAACCGTACAGCTTACACACGATTACCTTCGAAGATGCCATGAAAGACGGCTTGTATGAACGTATTTGTCTACGTACCAATCGGGCTTATTCGAAAGAAGGCGAACAGCAATGGGAAGCGGAAATTAGAGCGTCATACGGCGAAGATGCCGCGGAAGAATTGGATTGCATTCCGAAAAACTCCGGCGGCAAATGGTTATCCCGTGCGCTTATCGAAAGCCAAATGCATTCGCATACGCCGCTTGTGCGTAAAGAAATGGCGCGTGATTTTGAACTCATTGACGAACCGGTGCGTGCCAAAGAAATTGCGCAATGGCTCCAAGAAGAAATTCAGCCGCTTTTAGATGATCTTGATAAAAATAGACCGCACTTTTTAGGTGAAGACTTTGCCCGCAAAGGTGATTTAACCTCGCTCGTAATTGCCGCACAACAACCGAATTTAACCAATGAAATTCAGTTTATTGTCGAGCTGGGTAATATGCCGTATGCCCAACAGGAACAGATTGTGCTTTACATTTTAAAAGCCTTGCCATTGTTCAGCGGTGCGGCATTCGACGGTGGTGGTAACGGTGGTTCATTGGCGGAAAAAGCCCGCGACGCCTTTGGCGAAAGTTTGATCCATATTATTCAGCTGAGTGAGAAATGGTACAAGGAAAATACCGCACCGTTTAAAGCAGCGTTAGAAGACGGCACATTGACCAAATTGCCGAAAAATGCCGATGTATTGGCAGACTTGCGCGCCTTCGAAATCGTGCGCGGTGTACCGCGTATCCCGGATAAACGGGCAAAAAGCGTGGACGGCGGCAAAAACAAACGCCACGGAGATACGGCAATCGCCTTATTACTCTTGCACTTTGCCACCCGGCAGGATGTACGATTGCCGGTTGTCGCGGTCACCCGCCGCGCACGGCGTAGCCAAACTATTAGTGAAGGATATTAGCCATGATTGCATTTGTAACGCTTGTTCTCTCAGGCGCATTTTTACTATTTTACGATAAGCCCTTTTGGTGGGTATTCGTTGTCTTGGCTTGCTTTGTGGATTATGAAAAATGAAAAAGAACTTAGTTAGCGAAATCGCCACCCGTGCGAGAAGTATTGATTTCTGGGCGTTTGGCTATTATCTGCCAAATCCTGACCCGATTTTGAAAAAAATGGGGAAAGACATTGCCGTTTATCGTGAATTACTTTCCGACGGACAAGTGCGTTCCGGCGTGCGTCGCCGTAAAGCGGCGGTGAAAAAGCTGGAATGGCGGATTACCACGACTAACAACGCAAAAGTGGACGAACAGCTTGAGCGGATTTTCAGCCGTTTAAAGATGAATCACATCATCACCGAAATGCTGAATGCCGCCTTATACGGTTACCAGGTCAGCGAAGTGATGTGGGGTGAACGGGACGGCTTGTTTGTGCCGTTAGAAATCATCGGCAAAAAGCCGGAATGGTTCGTGTTCGATGAAGACAATCAACTCCGTTTCCGCACCAAAGAAAATTGGGTCACCGGCGAATTATTACCGGAAGACAAGTTTTTGCTGACAACTCAGGAAGCCACCCAAGACAACCCGTACGGGCTGGGCGACTTGTCCCTTTGCTTTTGGGCGGCGACGTTCAAAAAAGGCGGTCTGAAATTCTGGTTGGAGTTTACTGAAAAATACGGTTCGCCCTGGTTGGTCGGTAAACATTCGCGCCAAGCGCAACAACCGGACAAAGACAGACTGGCGGACAGCCTGGAAGCCATGATTGGTTCGGCTATCGCCGTTATTCCGGATGACAGCAGCGTAGAGATTATCGAATCTTCCGGCAAAGCCGCCAGTGCCGATACCTATGAAAAATTCCTGAAACATTGTAAGGCGGAAATCAATATTGCTTTACTCGGACAGAATCAAACCACCGAACAGGAAAGCAATCGCGCCAGCGCACAAGCCGGGCTTGAGGTGGCGGAGGATATTTGCGCCGATGACCGCGCGATGATTGAAGAAACCTTCAATACCCTGTTGCAATGGATTGTGAAATACAATTTCAACGTAGAACAGTTGCCGCAGTTTGAATTTTTTGAACAGGCTGAAATCAATACCACCCAAGTGGAACGCGACACAAAACTGCACGGCATGGGCGTGCGGTTTTCTAAAACATATTTTCAGCGGGAATACGGTTTTGAAGACGGTGACATTGAAATTCAGCAGGCGCAAAGTGCGGTCAAAAATCCGCAGGTTTCCGAGTTTGCCGAACATAATCAGCAAGGCTTACACCCTATTGCCGACGGAATTATCGAACAACTGGAAATCGAAGGTGAAAGCCAGGTGGACGATTGGTTACAAACGGTGAAAGACCGTCTAGCTAAGGCGGACAGCCTAGAAGACTTCCGCAATCAACTGGACAGCCTGATTCCGGAATTAACGTTCGCCGAATACGGCAAATTGCTGGCGATGGCGTCCACCGTATCGGAATTAGCCGGGCGCCAATCCGTTAATGATGAACGCAAGGTAAAAGGCGATGAGTAAATTCACCTTCGAGGAGCAGGCGAAGTATTTCGAAAAGAAGCTTAACCTGAAAACCGACAACTATTTGGATGTACTTGGCGAAGAACACGACTACTTTTTTATGGTCGCCGGCGCCAATCGCAACGAAGTGCTGACCGCCTTGCGTGAAGCGGTGGATGCCGCCGTGCTGAAGGGTGAAACCCTAGATGGCTTCCGCCGGCGCTTTGATGACATTATTGCCAATACGGGTTGGGAATATAACGGCGGACGCAACTGGCGCACCCGTATTATTTACGACACCAACGTGTACGGCGCCTACAACCGCGGACGGTTGCAACAGCATTTAGATATGGCGGAAGATATGCCCTATTGGGAATATCAGCACAATGATAACGCTCATCCGCGCGAACAACACATGGCATGGGACGGTTTGGTGCTGCGCTATGACGACCCGTGGTGGCGTTATCATTACCCGATTAAAGCCTACGGCTGTCACTGTACCGTCGTGGCGCACGATGAGGCGGATTTACGTCGTTACGGCAAGAAAGTAGGCACGGCGCCGGAAATCGAATTCGAACAGAAAACCGTCGGTATCCGTTCCGGCAATCCGCGCACCGTCACCGTAGCAAAAGGCACCGACGTCGGATTCACCCCGTGGAACTTCGACCGCATTAAACAGCGGCGCAACGCATCCATCGATTCGGTGTTAATGCAAAAGCTCATCACCGCCGCACCGAAATTTGCCAGCCTGTTGGTGGAAAATATTCTGGAACGCCCGCTGGCGGTGACGATGTTAAATGCGGCGATGAAAGATATGGTGGATACGGTCGCCGCTGAGAAAGTGGCACGCGGACAGCTGAAATATGTGGGGGTGCTGGCGCCGGAAATTATTGAAAAACTGACCGCACTTGATAAAGCCCCGCAAACGGCGGTGATTGCCGTGCGTGATGAAGATGTTTTACATGCTTTGCGTGATAGCAAACAAGCAAAAGGCATCAGTTTGCCTGTTGAGTTTTGGGAAACGTTGCCTGAAAAATTGCGTAATCCACAAGCTATCTTATTACAAGCCAAAGAACAGCAACGGGATAAAAATGCAAAAGATGTGTTGTTATTTGTCTACGATACTGAGCAAGGCAAAGTAGCAATCAAAATGGATTATGAGGTGAAATTGAAAGGTCAGCTGAGTAAAAAGAAACTGAAACACAGCTTGAATATGGTAACAACGGGAAGTTTATTTAAAGACACGACAGCGTTGCATGACTTTGACGTGTTATGGGGAAGTTTAGATTAACTCGCAAGTTTGCCTGATTCGAACAGGATAATACCCCTTTTACAGCGTAACCTTTCCAGTAGGAAACCCCTTGCGAGTAGGCTTAATATAAGCCCAAACTGTTTTTTAATCAATAGGAGAAATAATGAACATTCTAGTAAACTGGACAGAAGCGGCTATTGCTATTCAAGAAAGAGAAAAACAAACTCCAAGCAAAACAGGTCAAGAAATGTTAGCACGCACACTTGAACTGCACTGCTCGGAGCTTGGCGATGAGGATTACCTCTATTTGTCTTTGCTGGCTGAATCACTGAACTCTGCTAAAAAGCGATTAACTGCAAAAGAGTACGCTTTCTTCCGTGTCGGATCTGCCGCCCATGCGCTTAATGAAGCAACATCTAGCGTTTCACCTTGACGCAGTTTTTGTTCCGCCCATTCAGCCAAAGCTAACATCAACGATGATTTGTAGCCTGCTTCTTGAACACGAGCTAAAGCCGCATTAATTTTTTCTTGTTCCATAGGAACTCCTTTTATCGGCGTGGCAACATTACCACGCTGATATTTTAACGGAGAACAGACATGATAAAAATTACCTTAGACGACACCCAAGCCGTTAAAAAACTGCAATCCGTTGCCGCCCAACTCAAAGCGCCGCGCCGCTTGTATGCCTTACTGGGCGAGGAATTAAAGAAAATCCATGACGACCGTTTCAAAACGGAGAAAGACCCGAACGGCAAACCCTGGACGCCTCTTGCCGCCAAAACTCTGGCGCGGAAACGTAAGCGCGGTAAATCGCTGAAGATTTTGCGTCAAGACGGTAATTTGGCGAACAAAACCGCCTATAATATCTTGGATGATGGCGTGGAATTCGGTTCGCCGGAAGTTTATGCGGCGTTACACCAATTCGGCGGTAAAGCCGGAAAGGGGCGTCAGGTTACTATCCCGGCACGTCCGTGGTTGGGCGTGAACAAAGAGAACGAATATTATCTACTTAAAAAAGCGGTCTCACACCTGCAAAAATCGCTGGGAAAAATCAAATAACCCGCTAAAATCAAAAATAAGCCCTAAAAACGCCGCTGTGCGTTTTTATTTTAAGTTCGATAAATTATTGCTCCAATCCGTTTATGGGTGTTTATAAACACGCATAAACGCCCTAAAACATCATTCACGCCCGATTTTCTGTCTGCACACCTCTTTTTTATTCTTTAAATGCGATTAAAAGCGCAACCCCCGTTAATTTTCTATGATTGCCCCGTAACGGAGGCAATATGACCCAAATCGAAATTTTCAAAGCAGGTAAACGCTTGGACGCCCATGGCACCGAAGTGGATATTACCGTCGAAGATCTGCAAGACACCGTCAAATTTTACAACCCCGAATTCCATGAAGCGCCCTTGGTGATCGGTCATCCCAAATTAAACAACCCGGCATGGGGCTGGGTGAAAGGCTTAAGCCTTGACGGCGATGTACTGAAAGCCGATGTGGACGAAGTGGACGCCGAATTCGCCGAAATGGTGAAAAGCGGCAAATTCAAAAAAGTTTCTGCGGCATTTTATTTGCCGAACAGCCCGAATAATCCGCACAAAGGCGTACTGTCACTGCGCCACGTGGGATTTCTGGGGGCAATGCCCCCGGCCGTTAAGGGCTTGAAACAGGTGGAATTCGCGGAAGACGACGACTTCCTGGAATTCAGCGATTGGGGGCAAGCCAGCCTGTTCAGCCGTCTGCGTGAATGGATTATCGGCAAGTTCGGCATTGAAGACGCCGATAAAGCCCTACCGCACTTTGAAGTGGAATGGTTGAAAGAAGACGCGATGCGCGACCAGATTCAAAAACAGGTGCAGTCCGAACAAGTCACACCTGAACCGATTTTTAACGAACCCCAGAAACCCGAAGGAGAAACTGGAATGACACCTGAAGAAATAGAAGCTTTAAAGGCGGAGAACGAAAAACTGAAAGCGGAAAAAGCGAAAGCGGAAGCCGCCCAGGCGGAAGCGGCGTTGGCGGCGGAAAAAGCCGGTAATGCGGAATTCGCCGAAGGCTTGGTTAAACAGGGCAAACTTGCCCCGGTCGTGAAAGACGCCTTAGTGCGCGCACTCGACAATCTTGCCGACCTGAAAGCGGGGAAAGACCCGGAATTCGGGGAAGGCGAAGAACAGGACGTATTAAGCCAATTTAAGACCGCACTTTCACAATCGCCGAAAATCATTGAGTTCGGTGAAGTGGCGACCTCGGACAAAACGAAAGACACGCCGCCGGACGAAGTGGAATATGCGGAAACGGACGACCCTACCCGCATTGAACTCGATCGCCGTATTCGTGCGTACATGAAAGAACATAATGTGGATTACGTCACCGCCTTAGGCGCCGTGAAGTAATTGACACGTTAACCCTATCAATATCAACCAAAGGAAATAAAAATGGCAGGACAAAAAGTAGCGACTCGCCTAACAGATCCCGTCTTAACCCAATATGCGTTGGGTTATCACAATAACGAATTCGTGGGCGAATTATTATTGCCAATCGCCGATGTACCGAAAGAAGGCGCACGCTTGCCTAAATTCGGTAAAGAAGCTTTCGTAACCGAAAACGACGAACGCGAATTGCATGCGGCAAGCAACAAAATTACGCCGGCGAAAGTCACCACGGAAGACATCGCATTAGGCGAAAAAGATTTAGCCTATCCGATTGACTACCGCGAAGGTAAAGAAGCGGACTTCGACTATGAACAATTCGCCGTCGATTTAGTGATGGAAAAAATGGCGCTGAATCGCGAATTGCGCATCAAAGCCTTAGTCACCAATGAAGCCGCATACGGTGCGAAAAACAAAATCGTGTTATCCGGTACCAGCCAGTTTAGTCATGCGGATTCGCAATTATTTAAAGTCTTTGATGACGCGTTCGAAGCCGTGCGCATGGCAAGCGGCAAAAGCGTGAACCGTATTGTGATTTCATCTAACGTCTGGACGGCGATTCGCAATCACAAAGAAGTGTTGGATATTTTGAAACAGCGCGGTTTGAAATCCCTTTCACCGTCATTATTCGCCGAATTAATCAAAGGTGAAGGTCAGGACGATTTGCAAATCGCTATCGGTCGTGCAAGTTACACCACCCAATTAGACCAAGATACGCAACCGGTATGGGAAAACGACATCGTGATGGCGTACGTACCGCAAAAAGCGGCGGACGGCAAACACAAAATGTATAAACCGTCCTTCGGTTATACCTTCCGTCGTCAAGGCGCCTTTGTGGTGGACAAATACGACGAAGTGGGCGGCAAGGTGTACAACGCGCGCGCCACCGACATCAACAAAGAATATTTGTTAATGACGGACGCCGGTTACTTAATCAAATCCGCGGTGTAAAACGCCCGTTCTTTTGACCGCACTTTAGGCAAAACGGTCGCTGGCGACCGTTTTCAAAACAGAAACAACATTACACATAAGGAAACAACATGGCAAAAGTGACTGCAACCGTAAAAGGCAGCCCGTTATTGCACAACGGCAAACGTTATGACATCGGCGCCACTATCGAATTGGACGAAGCGCAGGCGGAAAACCTAGGAATTTATTTGGACATCGTAAAACCGGTGGGAGACGGCAATAAGCAAACCGGCAATAAACAAACCGATGGCGCGAAAAAAACGCAACAAAAAGACGCCGGTAAAGGCGACGAATCTAAGGTTGAATAATGTACGTAACGATTGATGAGCTCACCACGGCATTTGCCCGTAAAACGCTGGTGCAGTTAAGCAATGACGAGCCGACGGCGACGGAGCCGAATTTAACCGTGCTGGACACCGCGATTAAAGTAGCGGAGGAACGGATTGATGCGGCGTTACGTTCCCGTTACACCCTGCCGCTTACGCAAGTGCCGACGCTCATCAGTCAGCATGCATTAACCCTTGCCCGCTATTGGCTGTATGCGCGCCGTCCGGAAACCAAAATGCCGGAAACCGTGAAAGAAACCTACACTCAGGCGGTGAAGGAACTGGAACAAATTGCTAACGGCAAATTGCATTTAGGCATTGCGGAAAGTGCGGTAGAAAAATCGAACGATTTACTGCCGGACAACAGCGAATACGAAGTGCGGGCGACTCAGCGCATAAATACCGACGGATATTAACGATGTCAGCCACCCAACCAATTCTGAACGATATTGCACAATATTTGAAAGAAAATTTGCCGGAATGGGATGTGGAACTCTTTCCCAACAACCCCGGGACGTATTCTTTATCGCATATTAACGGGGCGGTGCTGATTAGTTACCTGGCAAGCAAATTCGAAAAACCGCGTACCACGGAAGCGGTGCTGCAAACCCGGCATGTACAAGTCGCCCTGACGGTACTGACCCGTGATTTGCATGATGATGAAGGTGCGTTGAATTTGCTGGATAAGTTGCGCTTATTGATGGTGGGGTTCCGCCCCGTAAATTGCACCGAGTGCTGGTTGGTGGACGAATTTTTTAACGGCACCGACGAAGAAACCGGTATCTGGCAATATCAACTGATATTGCAAACGGAAACACAACAGGTGCAACAGATCCAGACGCAGGATTTGCCGAAATTTGTCACCGCACATTTACGCCGCGCAGATCAATCTGTGCGACCGGATTAGAAACCTAAGAAACCATAGGAGAAGATTATGGCTTTTCACCATGGCTCGGAAACCAAACGTGTAAACGGCGGTTCCGTAGCAGTCAGCACCGTAGACGGTGCGATTATCGGTATCGTCGGTACTGCACCCATGGGCGCAGTAAACGAATTGACCGTCTGTTTAACCAAAAAAGACTTTTCACAGTTCGGTACCATTTTAGACCAGGGCTTTACTTTGCCTGATGCCTTCGACATTTTGGCGCGCTACGCCAGCGGTCAGGTGTATGTGGTCAATGTGTTAGACCCGGCGAAACACCGCACGACAGTGACGGACGAAGTGTTAACCCAGGACAGCGACACCCTTGTGGCGACCACGGCAAAGAAAGGCTTAATTAGCGTCACTAACGTCAAATTAGGCGGTTCGCTATTAACCGAAGGCGAAACTTACAGTGTCAATCTCGAATCGGGCGAAATCACTTTAACCGTGGCGGCGGGCGAACAAGACTTAACCGCAAGCTATGTGTATGCCGACCCTGAAAAGGTCACCGAAGATGACATCAAAGGCGGTGTGGACAGCTTAACCGGTAAACGCCAGGGCTTTGAACTCTTACGTGACGGTTTTAACCTGTACGGTGCGGACGCCAAAATTCTGATTTGCCCGGAATACGACAAAACCGCCAGCTGTGCGGCTGCCCTGGCAACGCTGGCAGACCAAATGCACGCCAAGGCGTACGTTCAGTTACCGAAAGGCACGAGCCTATCCAAAGCGATTCAAGGTCGTGGTTCACTCGGTACGATTAATGCATCGGCTTCCAATGAAAACGTGCGGCATTTCTTCCCTTATGCACTGGGGTCAAGCAATAACCTAGAAAGCCTTGCTACGCATGCCGCCGGTTTGCGTATGAAAGTAGACGTGGATGAAGGTTATTGGTTCTCAACCTCGAATCACGAACTCAGCGGTGTTATCGGTATGGAAATTCCGCTGACCGCACGTGTGGACGATATTCAATCGGAAACCAACCGCTTAAATGCGGTGGGGATTACCACGATTTTCAACAGCTTCGGCACGGGTTTTCGCTTGTGGGGTAACCGCTCATCAAACTATCCGACCGAAACGCATATCAGCTGTTTTGAAGTGGCGTCCCGTACCGGTGATATTATCGACGAATCTATTCGTCAGGCGGAATTACAGTTCATTGATAAGCCGATTGATGACGCCTTAATCGATAGTTTTATTGAAACTATTGATACTTTCCTGCGCAGCCAAAAATCGCTGGTAGGTTATTCGGTGGGCTTGGATTATGACTACGATTTAGTGGATGCCTTCAGTCAGGGTCAGATTCCGTTAATTTACGATTACACGCCGAAAATTCCGGGCGAGCGGATTAGCAATAAATCCGTGATGACTCGTACTTATTTGGCGAACCTGGTATCACAACGATAAGGACAGATAAACTATGAGTATTGCGATTAATCAAATTGTGAATGCCAATGTGTACATCGACGGTAATTCACAAATCGGCAAGGCGCAACAAATCAAAATTCCCGATATTGAATTTGAAATGGTTGACCATAAGGGGCTGGGCCTTTTCGGTACCATCAAACTGCCGTCCGGCGCCAAAGCTATTGAAGGCGGCGTGAACTGGGACAGTTATTACCCGGAAGTGCGTGCGAAGCTGTACAACCCGTTCAAAAACTTCCAACTGCAATGCCGTTCAAACTTGCAAGTATTTAATGCGCAAGGGTTGGCGGCGGAAGAGCCGATGGTCACTATCATGAATGTATCCTCGGTGAAAATCGGCGGCACGGATGTGGAGAGCAAGGAAAACGCCAAATTCGACGATACCTTTGCGGTGCATTCCATCAAGCAAACCGTTGCCGGCAAAGAAATTCTGTTTATTGATGTATTTGCCAATATTTTCCGTGTCAACGGCGAAGATGTATTAAGTAAATACCGCACCAATGTCGGTCAGTAAACCTTTAAATCTCTTTAAAATCTCTCCGACGGCAGTCGGCGTAAACTCCATTGTGAAGTTAAACAATAACCCACAATGGAGTTTTTTTATGTCCCAGAAATTAGATGATTTATTGGTTTTCCGCACTATCCAGTTGGATTATCCGATTAAAGACGGCGAAGGCAATACCGTGACGGAACTGAAGATGCGCCGCGCAAAAGCCAAAGATATGCGCCGCATGAGTGCACAAAAAACCGAAGCGGAACAGGAAATCTTTATGTTTGCCCAGTTGGTCGGTTTGGTGCCGGAAGATATTGACGAATTGGATATTGCGGACTACGGCAAACTGCAAAAAGCCTTTACGGAGATGGTGCAGGGAAAGTCAGCCTAGACGGCCTGGATAACGCCTTGGCGGATCTTGCTTTTTGGTTTGGGTTTTCCCATTCGGAATTGGAAGAAATGACGCTGAATGAAATCGAACGGTGGCTTAAACAAGCCAAACGGCAGATTGATGCCAATTATACGAAAGCCGCTGTTTAGCGGCTTTGTTTGTTAATGGTGAGCTTTTTTCAATTCGGTTTCGGCTGTTCGCCATAAGGTTTGCTGAATATTGGTCAGCGCGCCATGACGGGCTTGCAACCATTTTGGCGCACTTGCCGGCATGTTGATGTTAACCAGGTATTTATCCGCTGCAATCAGCACCGGCGCAAGCAACAGCAAGCCGAATAACACGGCGGTCATTAGCGGGTAATAGTACAAGCCGACCGAAAGCATAGCCAATCCCGCCACCGTCATCAGTAACCAGGCAAATACCAGAAACAGGGTATCAATAAATTTAAGCATATCGCTTTGCCTCCGTAGGAATCTAAAGGAACTATAAAGCATGTCATCCAATTTATCAATCGCTTTAATGATTGGCGCCAGTGTCGGCAGTGCGATTGCCGGACTCAACCGGGTAAAAAGCACGATTGCCACATTGCGGGATCAGTCTGTTGCGACCTCCGCCAAGTTGAAAACGCTCGGAAAAATGACCGCACTTGGCGTAACCGGTGCCTTGACCGGCATTAAAGCCAGCGGCAATGCAGTGCTGGGTTTGGCGGAACCTGCGATGAAATTCGAATCCGCCATGGCGGATGTGCAAAAAGTCGTGGACTTTAAAACGCCGGAAGGTTTTAAAAATCTGTCCAACGATATTCTGGATATGACCCGCACCATCCCGATGGCGGCGGAAGAACTTGCCGCGATTACCGCCTCCGGCGGTCAGTTGGGCGTGGCGGAAGAAGATTTGAAAAGCTTCACCACCACTATTGCCAAGATGTCGGTGGCGTTTGATATGTCCGCCGACGCCTCCGGGGACGCCATGGCAAAAATCGCCAATGTCTACGGCATTCCGATTACCAAGTTGGGCAATTTAGGCGACGCTATTAATGAGCTGTCCAATAACTCGCCGGCAAGAGCGGCGGATATTGTCAATGCCATGAGCCGCGTCGGCGGAACGGCAAAACAGTTCGGGTTAAGCGAAAATGCGGCGGCGGCACTGACGAATTCCTTCATTAGTTTAGGTAAAGCGCCGCAAGTCGCCGGCACCGCCATTAACGGCATGCTGACTAAATTAATGACGGCGGAGAAAGGCGGCAAAGCCTTCCAGGGCGCCTTAAATCAAGTGGGCATTTCCGCTAAACAGTTAAAGCGCAATATCGCCAAAGACGGGCAAGCGGCGTTAGTGGATTTTCTAAAACGATTGGAAAAACTGCCGAAAGACAAAGCCATGGGCGTGTTGGTTGATCTGTTCGGGCGTGAATATGCCGATGATGTCGCCGTATTAGCCGGCAATGTGAATGTGCTGGATAAAAGCCTGAGAACTTTGCAGGAAACCGACGCCAACGGCAATTTAAAATATCTCGGTTCCATGGAGAAAGAATTCGCCTCCCGTTCCGCCACCACGGAAAACGGATTGAAATTATTAAGCCAAAGCACGGATGAATTCTTTAAAGTTGTCGGCGCAAGATTTTTACCGATTATTAACACGGTTTCCGGCGGTCTGGCGAAACTGATGCACCGTGTGACGGATTTTGCCAAAGAACATGAAGGCTTGGTCGATACCTTTATTTATGTCGGCGGTGCTATTGCCGGAGTGGTGACGGGATTTTCCGCATTAAGCGCGGTTATCGGCGTTTCAGGCATGGCTTGGATTGGTCTGTCTAAGCCGATAGGCATGTTCGTCAGCGTATTGGGGACGGTGTTCAAGTGGCTGAAATTAGGCGGTTTGTTGTTTGCTACCTTGGGCGTCAAAGTGCTGGATATGGCGCTCACATTCGGTAAAGCCATGTTTATGATGGGGCGTGCCCTGCTGACGAATCCTATCGGTCTGGCGATTACCGGTATTGCCCTGGGTGCATACCTGATTTGGGATAACTGGAGCTGGTTAAGCGCTAAATTCGGCAGTTTATGGCAAACCGTTACCGGATATTTCTCGGCGGCGTGGGACAATATCAAAGGGTTCTTTTCCTCCGGTATCGGTAACATCACCGCCACCATTCTGAACTGGTCACCGTTAGGATTGTTCTATCAAATTTTCCGCCCGGTAATGAGCTGGTTCGGCGTGGATTTGCCAAATAGCTTCAGCGGTTTCGGTAAAAATATCATTGACGGTTTAGTCAATGGTATTCGACGCGCCTGGAACGGTGCGAAAGATTGGGTTATTGGCTTAGGGCAATCTATTAAAGGCTGGTTTACCGGGGAAATGAAAATCCATTCTCCGAGCCGCGTCTTTATGGAATACGGCGATAATATCGCACAAGGTTTGGCAATTGGTGTAGCAAAAAATGCGGTATTGGCGGCTGACGCCGTATTGGCAATGGGCGACAAAATGAAAAATGCCGCACCGAAAAGCATTCCTTCGCCGGTTACACAGCCAATGCAGGTTAAAACCCCAGTACAGGATATGGCGGATTTTGCTGTAGATATGGCAAAAAACGCTATTACAGTCCCCATAAAACCGGTTGCGCAATCGGTAACGCCGGTAATCAAAAAATCGGCTAAGCAAGTCTCAAAACCGGCATTAATACAAAGTGCGGTCAAATCCGAACAGGTTTTGGCGCCAAGTGTTCAGACTTCTGAAATGCCAACGCCTGTAACGATGAAAAACGCACGCCTGCAATATATCCAACGAATGCAAACGCTGGATAAAATGCAAAGTACAGTCAAATCTGAGCCACTTTTTACACCGGTAAAAACTATAGCGGAACCGATTTTAAGTAAAGAAAAAGGCTTTTTCGGTTCGCTTTGGGACGATGTGAAATTTGGGGCAAATGTTGTCGGCAACTTGCTCGGCTTAAGCCAACCGAGCCTGAAAACGCCTGACTTTAACCCTAGTGCAGGCGGTCGAGATTCGTTGATTTTCAGCGATTATGAACCGCTGAACAGAAATGCCGTTTCACAACGTACAGTAAACCAAGATGCAGGCGGCATTGTCGTAAACTTTAACCCAACCATTAATGTAAACGGTAATGCTCCGCAAGGTGTGACAGAGCAAATCACGCAAGCCTTGCAAATGACCGCCCATGATTTCGAGCGATTGTTAAATCGCGTGTTAGACCAACGTCAACGGAGAGCCTATTAATGTATTTTATGTTGGGCGATATCGCCCTTGAGGCCATTGATTTAACCGAATTTAGCGAAACCTTTGCCGCTGAATTTGCCGAACATGCCGTACTCAAAGGCAAACCACGGTTGCAAGCAATGGGTGAAAAACTTAATGAATTGAGCTTTGCTATTCGTCTGCACCACAAAATCGGTGGTGTAGAAAGTCGCTATCAGGCATTACTTACTGCCAAAGCGGAACAAAATGCCCTTGCGTTGATTTGGGGGCGTGGAAAATATAAGGGTAATTATGTAATCACGCAGCTTTCTTCCACCACTCTGTTTACCGATAAATACGGCAATGCATTGTGTCGTGAAATGACGATTTCACTTAAAGAATTTGTGGGTGACAGCGAAGACAGCTTATTCGGTGATGCCTTGAATTTTGGTAGCAATTCGCTGTTAGGCTCGATATTGCCAAGCGGTGTTGTCAGCACGCTTTCCACGGTTAAAAATGCCGTTAGTCGTGGTGTAGAACTTTACAACCAAGGCAAGCGTTTAGTGGACGAAGTGCAAAATACCGTAGCCGTCATACGAAAATTTGCTGACGACCCGGCAACGGCACTCGGTTATTTGCCCCTTGCTTTGCGGAATTTGGACGGAGCGTTAGGCAGTTTTGGCGAAATCACGGGATTGAGTGATACGCTAAGTGGGTTATCGGATTTATTACCAAGTGCGGTCAAATTTAGTCATAAAATTGATGATATTTATACCGACTTACAAATATTGAAAGACAGTTTCACCAATGCGTCGGGCAATGATTGGTCGAATTGGTTCACGCCTGCGGATAATGCTTTATCGTCAGTCAATGAAAGTTTTGATTATCTCGCTAAACCTGTGGCGGAAATGACGGCTTGGATCGTGTTGCGTGCTGATGATGAACCAGATACGGAGAAAGACAATGACGACACAGACCTTGCTTAAACATATCGTCAAACAGGGCGAACGTTGGGATAACTTAAGTTATCAGTATTACGGAGATGCCTTGGAATATGGACGGATTATTGATGCCAATCCGCATATCAGCTTTTGCGAAGTGTTGCCGACGGGCGTGACCATTTATATCCCCGTGTTAAATGTGAAACCAACCAGCAATGAAAATATGCCGCCTTGGCTAAGGGGAACAAATGAGTAACGTACCAAAACCTGACTTTTCATTGTGTTATGAGAAAACCAACATCACAGCAGATATTGAACCGCGCTTAGTACAGTTTACTTACACCGACCATTTGGAAGGACAAAGCGATGAGTTAACGGTGGAATTTGAAGATATCAGCGGCAAGTGGGTGCGCCAATGGTTTCCGACCCAAGGCGATAAATTAAGAGCGGCGATTGGTTATAAAGATTCGTTGTTGGTTGATATTGGTGAGTTTGAAATTGACGAAGTGGAATACCGCTATAAACCGTCCACCATTAATTTAAAAGCACTAAGCACAGGCATAAGCAAAGCGAACCGCACACTAAAACCGAAAGCCTACGAGAACACCACACTGGCGCAAGTGGTAGCGAAAGTGGCTGATAGTTTGAAGCTGAAACTGGTCGGTAAAATCAAAGCCATTCCCATTAAGCGGATTACGCAATATCAAGAGCGTGATGTGGAATTTTTGGCACGTCTTGCTCGTGAATATCATCACAGTTTTAAAATTGTGGGTAGTCAGCTGATTTTTACCGACAAAACCGAACTGGGGAAAAGCGAGCCGGTTTTGATTTTGGAAGAACGTGACACCATTAGCTTGAGCTTGCGAGATCGCATTAAAGACACCGCAAAAGCGGTGGACATCAGCGGTTTTGATGCAAGCGGTAAAAAAGTGGTAAAAAAACGCAAAAAAGCGACCGCACTTCGCCCTAATTTAAAACAGGTAAAAGCGTCAAGTGAAGACACGCTGAAAGTGGTGACCCGTGGCGAAACCCAAGAGCAAATCGACGCTCGTGGCGAAGCCGCTTTGGCAGAACAAAATGACAACCAAACCGCAGGCAATATTACGTTAATCGGTAATCCTGAACTGGTAGCAGGAGCGACAATTTTGCTCAAAAATTTAGGCGTATTTAGTGGTAAGTATCTGATCAAATCTTCTCGCCACAGTTTCGGACGAAATTCAGGCTACACCACCGAGATTGAAGTGCGAATGTTGGAATTTATCGCTGATGATCTAATCACATTAGGAATGGAGAAAACCAATGCAAACGCATAATTTCGGCGCCACTTATCAAGAAGGTATTGTGACTGAAGTGGACGCCGCCAAGCACAAAGTGCGGTGTAAAATCCCCGCGCTTGAAGATTTGGAAACCGCGTGGCTGCCTTTTCTTACGCCCAACGCGGGCGGTAATCAGTTTTATTGCTTGCCGGATAAGGACGAATTGGTGGCACTTTTACTGGATGCCCGTGGTGAAGGCGGCTGCGTGCTGGGGGCAATTTATAACGACCAAGATCCCACGCCCGTTGCTAATGCGGAAATATGGTGTCATAAATTTAAAAACGGCACTGAAATTTCGCACAACCGCAAAACAGGCGATGTGGTTGTGAATACGAAAGGACATGTTACCGTTACCGCTGGTGCTGGCGCTACAATTAACGCGGATACAGTTGTAAATGGAAAATTGCATGCAACAGGCAAAATCACTTCAGGCGAAGAAGTATCTGCACCGAAAGTGAAACAAGGCACTGTTGAGTTAGGCACGCATACGCACGGTAGCAGTCCACAGCCGAATAAATAATTCTTTAACTTGGTTTAAAATCCAAAATTCCTTCCGCCCCCGATAATGGGGGCTATGAATACACAAATCCAATCTACTCACTGGCAATTAGCCCCTGAAACCGACGGTGTTTCCGTTGTTTCAGGCGTTGATGATATTCATCTTTGCATTGCGAATATTCTTTCTACCCAGAAAGGCACGGACATTCTACGCCCCGAATTTGGCAGTGATCATTTCAAATTTATTGATTACCCCGAAGATGTAGCTGTGCCAAATTTTGTGCGTGAAATCACGCAAGCCTTGCAGAAATGGGAAAACCGTATTGTGATTGATGAAGTGTTAGTGGACGGAGAAGCACCGCATTTTACCTTTACGGTGTCCTGGTCTTTAACCGATGACGTTTACCGTGAAATTTATCGAACACAAGTGCAGCAGTAAGGTTTAGTAATGACAGAAGCAATCAAAATTATCAATGATGACGTGAAAATCGTGTTGGCGGAAACCATTGCGGACTACGAAAAACGCACAGGCAAAACCTTGCGACCTGCTCATATTGAACGCTCAATTATTCAATCCTACGCCTACCGTGAACAACTGGTTCGTCAAGGGATTAACCACGCTTTTTTACAAACCTTTCCGCAATTCGCCACAGGCTTGGCGTTGGATTTATGCGGCGAGCCGATGGGCTGTTACCGCTTATCTGACCTACCTGCGGAAGTGACCTTGCGTTTTTCCGTGGAAGGCGATCACGACGCAGTGGTTATTCCCGAAGGCACTCTGGTTGCGGCGACCGATAACGTGGTGTTTGCCACCGATACGGAAGTCCGCATCAGCTCAACGGAGTCTTATGTGGATGTGGTTGGCATTTGCCAAATCACTGGCGCGGTGGGCAACGGTTGGCAATTAGGGCAAGTAAAAACGCTAAAAAGCACACTCGATGCCAAGGTTACCGTCAGCAATATTGATGTGTCGGATAACGGCATTGATACCGAAAGCGATGACGATTATCGCAAACGGATTTTACTCGCCCCTGAAGCTTTTACCACCTGTGGTTCGGTGGCGGCTTACGAATATCACACTCGTAGCGTGTCGCAATATATCGCCGATGTAGATATTGCCACGCCCGTTGGAGGTACGGTGCAAGTGACGATACTCACTAAGCAAGGTCTGCCGTCGTCGATTCTGCTCAACAAGGTTAAAGACCATATCAGTGGCGAAAAACTCAGACCTTTGTGTGACACGGTTGTAGTGAGTTCGCCTGAACGTGTGGCTTATTCCGTGGTCGCCAATTTGGATTTACTCGAAACCGTGGCAGAAAGCGACGTGAAAGTTCAAGCTGAAGCCGCTTTGCGTGCCTTTATTTCATCTCGCACGCAGCTACTTGGGGCAGATATTGTGCCGTTAGATATTCAAGCTGCCTTAAAAGTGGCTGGTGTCTATAACGTCACGCTGGCCAGCCCAACACTTACCAAACTCACCAAACAACAATGGGCGGAATGTGAAAGCATCACAATAAACATCAATGGGGAACGGCAAGATGGCTAAGTTGCAATACCCTGCGATTATCGAAACGGACAAAAAATTCACCGCACTTGCCGACCTTGGCAAGCGGTTAAATTCGCTCGATAAATCGCAAATAATGACCAGTTTCACCTACCTTGTGCCAACGGCATTTTTAGAATTGCTGGCTGAAAAATGGAGTGTAACAGGTTATGACGGCTGGCTTTTGGCTGAAAGTGAAGATGCCAAACGTAAGCTGATTAAACGTGCGGTGGAATTGCACCGTTATAAAGGCACGCCGTGGGCAATTCGAGAAATTATTCGCCAACTTGGCTTTGGTGAAGTGGAATTTTTAGAAGGACTGTTTGACAAGCGTCGTGATGGCTCTTTCGTGCGTGACGGCGCTTACTTCCACGGCGACCGAAGCAAATGGGCGCATTATCGTGTGATTTTAAAAACAGCAATTACTAATGAACAAGCGGCACTATTACGCAAAACATTACGTGTTTTTGCACCAGCTCGGTGTGTGTTAGCAAGTTTGGATTATCGCACGGTAGCCCTACAACACAATGGCAAAGCAACTCGCAATGGGCAGTACAACCGTGGTACGGCTTAATCAATTTAAGGAGAGTAAATGGCAAGTTTAATTTTAACCCCTGAATGGGCAGAAGAAATTTATCAGTTAGAAACATCTGACCCTGTAATGGGTGGACCTGACGGCATTGACAATCGTCAAGCTATTCAGCTTGGAAAACGCACGGAGTATTTAAAGCAAGATGTCGAAAAACGTGCGCCCATCGCCAGCCCAACGTTCACAGGCACACCGAAAGCGCCCACAGCGAAAACTGGCACTGCTACCGAACAGCTTGCGACAACGCAATTTGTGTCGAATGCGATTTCTGCCTTAGTTGGCAGCGCACCAGAAACATTGGATACGCTTGCCGAAATTGCGCAAGCCATGGGCGAAGACGAAAGCCTCAAAGAAACGCTTCTAGCCGAAATTGGCAAAAAAGCCACAAATGAGGCATTTTCTACACTCAAAAATCTGCTCATCGGCATTCCTTTCCCTTATCCGCTCTCTGCCGTGCCTGATGGCTGCTTGGCGTTTAATGGGCAAACCTTCAGCACCACCACTTACCCAGAGCTGGCGAAGAAATACCCGTCTGGCAGGCTGCCTGATTTGCGAGGCGAATTTATTCGAGGTTGGGATAATGGGCGAGGCGTGGATAGTTCACGAGAGTTGTTGCGTTCGCAGGGTGCGGAACTCTCAGCACACACTCATTATGTAACTGTTACTCGATATGCTAATAGTTCGGGAGAATTCGGTGCGAAGATCTCCACTTTTTCAGCTATCAATAACTCTGGCTGGTTATTGAGTGGCGCTGACGGTCTGTTACTTGCAGCAAACAAATCAGGTGAGATTGTCAGTGAAAAAAATAGTGTAGCTAACTTAATCTCAAATACAGGCGGGAACGAAACTCGCCCTCGAAACGTGGCATTTCAATATATCTGCTTGGCGAAATAAGGAAGTGAACAATGACAGTACAATTTGATAATCAAGGCTTTGCGATTGAGAGCGGTTTTATGACCGTTCATGTGATTGATGCACAAGGCGTTTATGTGCACAGCGAAGAACAATACATCAGCGAAGGTGGTAGCTTGAGCGCTAATGCCGTATTGAGTGAACCGAAAGCCGCTAGACAAGGCTTTGCGGTGCAATGGACAGGCAAAGTGTGGCAATACGTCGAAGACCACCGTGGCGAAGTTTATTACAACACGCAAACCAAAGCAGAAGTCACCATCTCGGAATTGGGAAAAATTCCCGAAAATCTGACCGCTTTACAGCCATCAGACCCGAATTGCGAATGGAACGGCGAGGTATGGGTATTGAGGGCGGAGAAACAAGCTGAGTTGAAAGCGCAAAAGTTACAGCAATTTATTGATGGTGTGGATAATAAAGCTTCTAGAATTTACAGCATTTGGACACGGTTTGAAATCGAATACGCCCAACGTGAAGCGGCTGCGGTAGCCTTTAAAGCAGCAAACTATCAAGGCGAAGTAAGCCGTTTTATTGCTGATTTTGCTACTAAGGCTGGTATTGATAATGTCACGGCAACCAATTTAATTTTGGTGCAGGCAGAAGGCTTGCGTAAATTATTGGTGGAACTGGCTAATCAGCGCATGCGTAAGTACGAATTGAAAAAGCCGAACTTAACCGAAGATGAAATGCAGACAATTTATGACGACATTATTCAGCAAATGGACAACCTAGCGGAGGCATACAACAATGGCTAATCAAGTGTATTTGGCGTTATATAAAAATAAGCGTTCGTGGGCAAAAGAACCGTGGAAAGCTTTTGCCGATGCAATCACTCGTAACTTCACTAAAGGTGATTTTAGCCATTGTGAATTAGTCGTTGAACGCCGTCAATTTACGAGCGGCTCACACTATGAACATGAAGTGATATACGACTGCTATTCATCATCAGTGCAAGATAAAGGTGTGCGTTGCAAACAAATCAATGTGCGTGATGGAAAATGGGTTCTTATTCCTCTACAAAATGTTACTGAGGAACAGATTAAGCACTATTTCGAGCAAACTAAAGGCAAACATTACGACTGGTGGGGCGCATTAGGTGTAGTACTCGGTATTAAGCAAAAACGCTCAAAATACTTCTGTTCCGAGTGGTGCTTTAATGCAATCTTCGCGACCGAAGAAGGCTGGCGTTTCAGCCCTAATCAATTAGCTGTGATGTTTAAAAAAGGATATTAAATGAAGAAAAATCTAGTGGCATTAGCCGTTGTAGCAATGGCAGCACAAGCACATAATCCTAAAAGCAAGCAAGCAAGCAAGCAAGCAAGCAAGCAAGCAAGCAAGCAAGCAAGCAAGCAAGCAAGGTAAGTGTAAAGGAGTCCGCAATGTTTAAGCAAGCTCCTTTACCATTTATTGGGCAAAAAAGAATGTTTTTAAAACATTTCGAACGTTTGCTTGAAGACATCCCGAACGACGGCGAAGGCTGGACAATTATTGATGCTTTCGGAGGTTCAGGTTTACTAAGTCACGTAGCAAAACACCTAAAACCGGAAGCGACGGTAATTTACAACGATTTTGACGGCTATGCAGAACGCTTGGCACATATCGACGATATCAACCGCTTACGCCAAGCAATTTATCCTCTGTTAGCGAATTGTGCAAAATCCAAGAAAGTGCCGAATGATATTAAAACTCAAATTATCGACGTGATTAAAGGCTTTGACGGCTATATCAACGAACATATTTTATGTTCGTGGCTATGTTTCAGCGGTCAGCAAGTGAAAACTCTCGATGAGCTATTTAAAGAAGATTTTTGGAATTGCATTAGAAAGTCTGATTATCCAAGTGCAGATGGCTATTTAGATGGTATCGAAGTAGTGAGCGAGAGCTTCCATACATTGCTGCCAAAATACCAAACAGACCCGAAAGCATTGTTTGTATTAGATCCGCCATATTTATGCACACAACAGGCAAGCTACAAGCAGGAAAACTATTTTGACTTGATAGATTTCTTGCGTTTAGTTCATCTAACACGTCCTCCTTATGTATTCTTCAGTTCTTCTAAGTCTGAGTTTGTGCGCTTCATCGAGGCAATGATTGAAGATAAATGGGATAATTGGCAGGCGTTCGAAAATTATGAGCGTGTTATCGTGAAAACTTCTTCGAGTTACTCAGGAAAATATGAAGACAATATGGTGTTTAAGTTTTAG